AACAATTGGACTTCGTGAAATGCTTATAAGGATAGATATTTCAGATTCAAACCAAATCATGTTCCGCCCTGTGACACCTGACATGGTTTTTGCATCCGCTCCCGCTGGTGACCCCATGAAACCAAACTATCTTTATGAACTGCGACTTCGAAAGAATGATTCCACGGGGGAAATGTTTTGGACTGCGGATTGTTATGATTTACGAGACAAGAGCAATCCGAAATATCAAGTTCATCACGTAGAAGCGGATGGGCTTTTGGGTGAAGAAATGACGGATATGTTTTTGGGTGGGAACATGAGTGGCGCCAATTATCCTTATCGTGATTCCAAGGGGGAACCGTTTCTTCCTTGGGTGTTTTATCATGCTGCCATAGATGGCCAATTGTTTTCCCCTTATGAACTATCTGAAGTTGTGGCGGGGAGTATGGTAGCTTCTACATATTACACATATCTGAAACATTTAATGTTTGACGCGTCGTTTCCTCAACGCTATGTGGCTTCTTTGCAATTGGCTGGATTAAATACCATGGACACCAATTTGGCTTCCCAAAGAATGAGCGTTTCTACGGACCCATCATCCATTCTTTGTTTTGTGTCAGACCCTGACAGCACAACCCAACCTTTGATTGGACAGTTCCAAGCGGGTATGAGTGACCCCGCGACGATGTTGGGAGCCATAACCACATATGAAAGAAGATTGGCGACACAAATGGGAATAGACCCCGCTTCCGTACAGAAGGTTTCCAGTGACCCCAGAAGTGGGTATTCCATCGCGATGAGTAAGGAGTCAATGAGGGAAGCCCAAGAAAGATACGAACCTGTTTTCCGCGTGTCAGACATTGAAGCCATCGAAAAGGCCGCCATGATTTCCAATGCTATTTTGAAAACATCATATCCAGAAAGCGGATATGTTATCCAATATGAGTCAATCGAACTTTCTGAGATGGAACAGAAATCGCAGCGTGAGAATATAATCGCATTATTAGACAAAGGTTTGTTGAGTCCAGTGGATGCAATGTTCAAATTGTATCCGGACTTGGCAACAGAAGAAGAAGCCATTCAAAAACTTCGAACAATCAGACAACAAAAGATTGAATTTGCATAACCCCAACCAAGGACAAAACCATGAAAACAATAACCCATGAAGGACAAGAATATATCTTAAAAAGTGAAGTGGATGGAATCGTACGTGAACGATTATCCAAAGTCACGGAAAACAAAAGAAGCGCGGAAAAACGTGTATCTGAATTGGAAACTCAGTTGGAAGAGATGAGTACCAAAGTGAAGGGAGCGGAAGCGATGGCTTCTCAATTGGCATCCCTTCAAGATGAATTGGCAGTATCAAACCAAAGATATGAACGTCACCAAGCCATAGCCGCCCAAGGTATCACGGACCCAGAAGTTAGAGATTTGGTAGAATGGCAATACAACAAAGCCATGGATAACAAAGCCAAGAAGGATAGAATCCCGATGGGTGAATGGATGGCAACCATGAAAGAAGGTGGAGAAGTTCCCACGGTTTTGAAGCCATATTTCCAAGCCCAAGAAGCCCCACAGAACGCGCCACAAGAAGCTACACCTACGAACACCGATACAAAACAATTACAAACGCTTAGCGAGCCATTACAATCCACACCACGTCCATCCACAAACCAAGGCGTGGCACAAACCCAAAACCATTCCACAAGTGGAGACATTTGGAAGAGAGCGGCTTCTGACTTTGAGTTCTTCCAACAAAACCGCGCGGAACTAAAAAAACAATACTATGCTAAAAGAAACCAAAGATACAAACAATGATTTCAAACATCACCGCGTATCGTATTAACGGTGAATATTATTTGCACAAAGGGAGACCAAATGCGAGCACAAAGAAAAAAATCAAGCGCATTATCGAAAAAAATCAAGAAGCTAAGAAGCGAGGGGAAGCCCATGAGAAAATCCATAGCTATAGCTTTGTCGATGACTGGGAAGAAGCGCAAAAAACCAAGCCGTCCCAAAAGAGGACAAAGAACAAAAACTAACCGTAGAAGAAAATAAGGAGAGCCAAAATGGCAGCAATAGATTTAACATCCCTAAATTGGAATAATGGTGGGGCAAATTATAAACAATCAAGCATTGGAACAAACAACCAAGAATTCAAAATTCCCAAGTGGTGTAAACTTGTAACCGTGAAACCGTCGGGACAAGATGTATTATTTTCATACACTGGAACAGATAATACAGCGCCTTCAGCGCACGCTTTTCCCCATCCCGTGGATGCAATCATCCAATACAACCCAGTGCAAACCGCCCAAGAAAGAAGTATATTTATAGCAAGTTCTTCCGGAACCGCTACGATATATTTAATTTTTGAATAGACAATAGGAAGGAACCATGGCCATCCCAATTTATTCCCCCAGTGGTGGAGGGATTACTCAAACCACGACGGAATTCTTGAATCAATCCAGTGTATCAATTACACACAATTTTTCCCATAAACCACGCGTTATCATAGTAGATTCTAGTGGTGAAGTGATTATGGGAGATATACAATATTATTCAAATTCCATCACCATAACTTTTTGTACCACTGTAACGGGTACGATTTATCTAACCTAACCAACCACACTATGGAGTATACACACCATGCAATTTTATAACCCAGAAGTCGTCTTTAAGGGCGGAGTAAAATGTGACAATGCACCCACTGAAGATTCTCACCTTGTACGTAAACAAGATGTAGCCGGCCTTTCATTTATTGATGGAATCGCTGATGGTTCATCTTCGATGCTTTCAGTATCGGGAGGAAAGCTTTCTATTTCGAATCTTGCTCTCACTGATGTTCACGTGGATTCCACCCAAACATCTTTGGCAAACTTTATCTCAAATGAATCCTCAACAGCGGCCTCTCTGCAAACTGGAGACGTTCTAATTCTTACCGCTCCAAGCGCTGGAACAGAAACATTCATGGTTTCCGGTGCCAATGGTTCCGCGGCTAATAACTACACAGAGATTGAAAGCCCTTTGAGCGCTGCCGAAGTTGGAGCCGTCATCAATGCTGGTGATGGGATTTCTGTCAATGCTTCTAACGCTACAATTAGCGCAAACATCGCAGCGGGAACCGGACTCTCTTCAAGTGTTTCCAATGGTCAAATTACCTTAGCAGTAAACGCGACAAGCGACCAAATAAGCGAAGGTTCATCCAATCTATATTATACAGATAGCCGTTCAAGAAGCGCTATTTCTTTGGAAGCGGTTTCATCTCCTGATTCCAACCTGATGCAATACAATTCTTCCACAGGTGAAATGAAAGTGACACTTTCGTCCATCACTTCAGAGTTCACAGCGGGAAGCGGCCTCTCTTATTCTAATGGTGAATATGCTTTGAACGCTGATACTGATGATGTATCTGAAGGTTCTTCCAATCTATACTTCACCCAAGCCCGTGCACGTGGAGCGGTGAGCGGTGGAACTGGTCTTTCATACAACAGTGGAACCGGTGCTTTTGCAATCAATCTATCCGGTGGCGCTGGAATTGGTATTTCTGGAAACACCATTTCATTCAATGGAGATAGTGATGATGTATCTGAAGGTTCTTCCAATCTATACTTCTCCGTAGCCCGTGCCCGTGCAACCATCCAAGCGGATTCAGCAGCAGGAAACCTCCTTTCATATTCTAATTCCAACGGGAACTTGTTGGTATCTACGGATTCGGTACGTGGTGCTTTCTCTGCTGGAACTGGAATTGGAATCTCTGGTGGAACGATTGCTTTCAATGGTTCTACTTCAGACGTTTCCGAAGGTTCAAACCAGTACTTTACCCAAGCCCGCGCGCGTGGTGCGGTATCTGCTGAAACGGTATCTTCTCCAGATTCAAACCTTCTGCAATACAACTCTTCCACCGGTGGTTTCAAAGTCCTCCTCTCTGATGTAGTCTCTGAATTTTCAGCGGGAACCGGATTATCTTATGATGGTACTGGTGTATTTTCATTGTCTGCAAATACTGACCAAGTATCCGAAGGTTCTTCCAACTTGTATTTTACACCTGCTCGCGTTCGTTCTGCGATTTCAGCAGGTAGCCAAGCGGATGAACTTCTCACTTATGATAATTCAAATGGGTCTTTCTCGCTTCGTCTTCAGGATTTGCGACATGAACAAAGTGTAACATTGTCAGCTAATACAGCGGCCACAATCACTCACAATCTTGGGAAGCGTCTTGTTCATGTATCCGCAATGGATGCAAGTGGAAACAAGATTGAATTGGAAACAATCTATCTTAATACAAATGCTCTCTCCGTGGAAAGTGCTGTTGGTATTACTGTAACCATAGCAATCTCCATATAATCCTCCATACTCTCCTATGGGGTGGGGTACGTGCCCCACCCCTTTTTTTTGACAAGGATATGAAAATGATAGAAATGATTGGATTGATTATTGGTGGAATGATAGTGGGTGGTTCTTTGACTTTTGGATTAATCAAGGGAACCCAAGAAGCGCCCCCACCCATCATAGTTCCATCGGACCCCGTCGCCAAAGAACTGGGAAAACTTGATGTTGTGGTTCCAATTTGTGAACCGTCATTCATCGAAAAAAATGGAGATGAATTATGCAGAGAATTAATGTGCATGACTCAAACAAATAGCGCTACGGGGGAAGTGAGTGGAACAACGTGTGATAACATCACGAATCTAAGAAACAAGAAATCAATAATATCGTTTTGTGGTTCCCAACATTCGGAAGCAGAAGATATTGCTAAGTGTATTGATTTATTTCAAAGAAGAGGACTGTAGTTTCTCACAAGTTATTTACAAAGTGTTAAAAATTGATATATAATAGACTTGTGTGGTTAGGGTCGTACCCGTAACAACGAAGGAACCACGGAACCCCAAAACCATATATAGGAAAAAATATGTCAACAATTACTTATAGTACGCTTCAAACTGATGGACTTCGCCTTGATGCAATGATAGAAAATGAAGTCCGGGCCTTGCTCCACGATGCGGCTTCCATTCGTAACTCTGGCGCGCTTCTTTTTGCGGGAGATGTCGCTGGAATCGGTTCAGATGCAATAACTTTACGTTATGCCGGCCTTAACGGATTTGAAGCTATGAATACCGTTGGAGATGGTTCTGAAATTACATCTTCAACTCTAACAACAGCAACAGAAGATATTACAGTGGGTCGTATCGGACTTCGATATGATATCACTGATTTGGCAGCACTTACAAAGCTAGGAAATGATATTGATGTGTTCCGACTTGCTGAATCTATGGCGGGCGCTTTTGAATCTCGTTTCATGGAAATGGTTTGTGGAACATTCACAGGTATTTCAGCCCAAGCGGGAACCGCTGGTGTCGATATGTCAGTGGACGATTTTATGGATGCCCTGTACCTTTTAGAAATCGCAGATAACCCATCTCAGCTTTTCGCAGTCCTCCACCCACGCCAAATTGCCGATTTGCAGTCCTCTATCCGCAATGAGACAGCCAACGCCATCGCTTTTAACCCTGCACACCACGACCTTTTGAAGAGTCTTGGCCAAGGGTATGTAGGAGATTTCATGGGTGTACAGGTACACAAGTCTTCTTTCGTTGTAGACAATGCTGGAAGCCGTGAGGGTGCTATGTTCTCAGCGGGTGCGATTGCTTATGCTCTTGGAACACCGGTTCCACTTGCGGCCCCAAGTGGTGAAATCCGTCCAGCGGGAACACCTGTACTCGTAGAACTGGAACGTGATTCAGCGTTTTCATTGACTAAAATCGTGGGAACGGCTTATACTGGTGCGGCAGTTGTAGAACAAGCGCGAGCGGTACAGATTCTCACAGACGCATAAAAATTGAATGGGTGGCTTTGGGGCTGTTTTCATGGTTCCAAGCCCCCAAGCCTTTGGGGGGGTACATACCCCCCACCATCTTTAATAACCATGAAACCCCAGGAAAAAAACCATGATAAATCAACCTTGGACCGGTGCTGATGTAAGTAAAACAAGCGCCCTACCCATAAAACCAAACCAGCCTTTCTGGTATATGCATCATCCAAATACATGTTGGGAGTTTATCCTACATCGTGAGAAGTGGATGTTTGTTCCCACCTTTCGCAGACTCTTTGAACTCGCAGGAGTAAACGGTGTCCGAATGGTTCCGCGCGGTGGAACAGATAGCCAGATGGCCCGCGTCCGAATGATGGATAATGGCTTTGAGGTTTTGGAGTGGGACCTTGGTTATCAAACGCGGCACATGACAAGAAGTGGAGGTCATTATTACACCAGTGTTTGGAACTCACCAAAAGTTATTGGAAACCGTGTAGTGTGGAAAGTAGATACTCAAGCCTTCAACGATTGGAGAGTTGAATTGATGGAAGAGGGAGTGATAGATTTCCCAGATTTGGACATCCTTTCTTTTTTCGTGGACATGCAACAAAAGCGCGTGGAAAGAAACGAAGGGAAGAACATGACCCCAAGAATCCAAAAGCAATACGACAAAGATTTGGAACGGTGGGAGATGATGAAAAAATATATTGAACTTGGTGGACCGGTAACGATTTCAGGGACCAAGCCAAAAGCCAAGAAGGTGAAGAGAGATGTCTAGAGAAAAATTTGAAGCATTTACAAAAAGATTAATGGAACAATCAAAAAAAAATGGTGGTAAGATGACAGAGACAGAAGCGCGCAAAATAGCCGCCAATGTCGCTATCCGCCACGACCGCAAAAACAGCGGGAAATAACCTCAACCAATAGGATTTCGAAATGGCACAATATAACGGCAAATCAAAATTTGTTCTTCCCCGTGGACTACAACTAAAGAACGGTGTGAATGTTGAAACAATAACAACAGTGAAAGTTTTTAATGAATTTGATTCATTGATTCAGATTCTTTCAAATGATACTGGTGGCGGCATTGACGTAAAATTAACAGCCCCCAAAGATGGAGCGTTCTTTTTCATTACCAGCGCGGGAGCAAATGAAATACATGTTCGTGATGCTGGAACTACAAAGACATATGCAATATTAGCAGCCAACGAAGGTTGTTTAATCGCTTCTGATGGAAGTGATTGGTATGTAGTAATCAAAGCATAATCACGGATTGAATGATGGCGCTTCTTGATACATATTATTCTCCTAGGATACGAGTTCCCCAAATGATACAACGGGGAAAAACTCAAATCGTAGAGCTAATCATATATCGCAATGGTGCGGAAGTAACACCCACCGGTGCCACATATCAATTATTGGATGAAGATGGAACGGAAATCATATCCACATCTAGCGCTTCAATAGTTGGAAACAAAATCCAATACACAATAAATTCTTCAGTGGTTCCTCAAACTATGACCCTTTCTGATGGTCTCTTCGAACTTTGGGAAGTAGAGATTGATGGTATGGATTATTCTTTCCAACGTCCTGCGTATTTATGTAGACGACCTTTATATCCTTGCATATCTGATATCGATTTGGAAGCGAGCTATTCCGACTTGGAAAACTTGCTTCCTGATAGTTATACAGATGGATGGCAAAGATATATTGATGAAGCGTGGGTTCGTATCATTGAACGTCTTCGTCAACTTGGAAACCTTCCTTATCTTATCACAGACCCTCAAGCGCTTCGTTCTTCCCATCTTGAATTGGCTTTGGCTTTGATATGGCGAAACATGCATTCTTCACTCGGCCAATCTAATGGACGCTACTTGGATTTATATCGTGAGCATATCAAAAGCTACGAATACAATTGGAAACAGTGTTCATTCCGCTACGATATGGATGAAGATGGACGTGCTGATGATGTGGACAAAAGAAAGGCAGCTATGCCAATGATTTCCACAACCAATCCCCCTTCACGCTATCATCGTTTGAAGTTTAGGCGGTATTGATGTCAACAGTTCGATTATCATCCATTCGTTCAAGGGTCGCCACGGCTTTGGAAGGTATTGTGGGCGCTGGATTAAATCAATCTCCACTTCCTTTTGATGCATTTGGCAGAACACCCAATTCCATAGCCCATAAAGCTTTTTCAGTGGGAATCGGTGGTTCTAATGCTATGGATGATAGACAACGTCCAATAGAGGGTGCGATGCTTCAAACTGATTTGGATATCACCTTTGCGTTTCGTCTTCGTCCCTTGGACCAACTCACAGATGTAGATAATCAATTGAATCTTGAGAACACCATCATCACCGCTTTATTGCATAGGAGTAACGCTTCTTTATATCCAAACCTACACATTAAATTAATATCAACCAACCGAACTTTAACCGATAGCGGGGAATACATTCTTTCCACTTTATCGTTTGAAGTGCTTCATTTTATACCCCTTTCATAATAAACCCATAGGAGTTCCACATGAGTGAATCTACTGTAGTAGCCGTCCCACGCGACGGAACCATCTCAATCACAAATGGAGATGCAACAACATATACCGTTAGCTTTGAAAATGGCGACATGAGTATGAATCTTGACCTTGCGGAGAGAATCGTAATATATGATAGAGGTTCAATTGTGGGCCTCAGACAGGGAAATGACCCTGTGCCGAGTATATCTTTTTCTGTTCACCTTCGTGAATTTACAAGAAATTCAGCAGATACTTTACTAGACTTCATTTATCAAACTGGAAATTCTAGCGCGGCCACTTCAACAGGTGGAACCGGCTTTGAACAGTTCCTTTGTACCGTAGAATTCCAAGCGAATATGAGCGCCATAAGCGGTTCCAATACAAAGGTTACTTTCAATAAGGTTCTTTTGTTCGCAAGTGTCGCAGAAGGGAATCCAGATACTATTTCCGTGACCGGTGAAGTATACGGTTCGATTGTACGCGCTGCTGTTTAACAATGGAGAACGGAACCATGAAAAAATCCATTGGAAAACTTGATTGTGAATTTGGAC